AGTGTTTGATTTACTTTCGAGGTATATTGCAGACCATCGGTGACAACAAGTACCTTCGTTTTCGAATACGATTGTGTTAATGCAGATAGTAATGAAGTTTTTAGTGCCGGTGTGCCGATAGATGGGATAATAATTACGGCAGACTTTTTTTCTGTAATAATATTGAGTTTCATACGGAAAGCTCAGGAAATGCTTCTTTGATTAGTTTAGCATTGAGATGAGGTATACCCAAATCTTTTTTCATCATTGCAACAACAATCTCAGCCTCTTTCTTTTGCAGGCCTTCTAAAAACAAAACAAACAACTTCATACGTTTTGTTTCAGATAAAGCATCCGCGGTTGCATTTCCTCGAAGGAATAGATATAGCCGTCTCCACTCATTCTCCAAACCCGTAGGTCTTATTCCAGGAAGAGTATCGATGGGTACATATTCTTTGGGCATCTCATTGAAATAAAATTGATATTGAGGATCGTATGTCGCCTGCAATAAGTTTTTAAGTAGCTGAGTACCATTAGCTTGCAGCACGCGAATTCTCTGTGCTTTATTTTGAGCAAGCTTGAATTCATCAAATATTTCAAATACATGTTTATTCATATCGGTTCCATTAATAATCTTCAATTACATCCATTAGATTTTTCAGTCTCTTTTCAATGAAGTAATTCAAGAGTTTTGATCTAGGAGCGGGCTTGGTATTATCGTATGTATGTATAATGTTTTCTTTAATTGCTACGGGAATACATGATAAATCAATCAAAGTTTTATTTCTAGTATATGCTAAGTTCAACTCATCTGTTGCTGAACTATTGAATTCCATATTGATAAATTGATCAAACTTCTTTTTTGTTATAGGTGTCTGTCTTTCTTCAAGAACAAAACAATTGCCGCGAGACAGAATATTAGGAATGCCATCGCCTCGATCACCCTTGATAATCTTTTCCTTTAAGCTAAGGATTGCATTATCTGTGGTAATGAATTTCTTTAGAGTTGGATTGTACTGCTTGACATTTTTATATTGATGTAACTGTATGAAATCTCCATCTGACGATAGAATCAGAATTTTTTCGTTATTTGCGAATCGTGGAGTAAGAGTGCCGATAACATCATCTGCCTCAGCATTTTCTACATCAATATAACGATATGGAAAATTCTCCTTCAATTCATTCTTGATATTTGAGAGAATAGGAAAGATGAGATTCCAATCCAGACTGGAAGCTTCTCTGATCTTTTTCCTTCCAGCCTTGTAGAAAGGAAAATATGTTTTTCTCCAATAAGTAGCATTGTCGCAGCAAAGCACTACTTCGCCATATTCATCCCTAAATTTCTTAATGTGCATTCTAAGAGTGTTTAAGACTATATGACGAACTAGTGGCTCTTCAATTACGACATTTTTCTGAGTTGAAATGTGAGCCATCAATCCAGAAAAAATTACTTGATTCAAATCAATGAGAATCATTTAGATTTCCTTTTACCAAACTTCTCATCATACTCTTTCACTTTTTTGTTTCGTTGACGATTAGATGCCCTGATAAATTTACCATCCGATATGATCCGCTCACAATCAGTGATGACACCCTCCCACCATGATACTATCTTTTTCAGTTGAGGTTTGGTAAAATTAGAGTATCCTTCTACCAACATCTTATCTTTACCTAAAAGAACTTCTTCATACTCGGCAATAATCTTTTTGGCATGTAGTATAATTCCTTTTGCGTGGAGGGGTTTTACACCAATGCCATAAAGATATTTGTACTTGTTGAGTTCTTTCCAAGAAGTTACAAAATCATCCCGTAGACCTTCGATCTGACCTATCTGTTCGGAGACTTTGTTATTCAAACGTTCTTTGATAACGTTTTCTTCTTTATTCGATTCCATAGTCATATTTGCTGCCCAGTAAATTACTTTAGAATAATTTCTTTGATTGAATCGAGTCGAAAGGATCTCCAACCTTCACTGTCAATATCCCATACCGACAAGCACTCCAAATTTTCAGATCGAGTTTTTTTCTCAGCATTTAAATCGACTTCAACCTTAGGGAGAAAACTCTCTTGCAAAGTACAATTCATACTGCGCTCGGTACCATCTTTTTTGGTAAAGACTACTGTGGCGCTAACGCTTTGTAGTAATTCTTTCACATTGTCTCTAAGCCAAGTATCATTCATTCTTCATCCTCATTATTAAGTAATTCAATCACTTCTTGAAAGTAAGCTCCAGACTTTTCTGTTTTCAGACCAACAATGCCACACCAATCATGTTTTATTAAACCCATAACATATGTCATGGGATCAATTAGAATTGCCTCGAAAAAATCAATATCATAGAGTTCTCCATCAGCCTCTTTGTATAACATGATTTGATACATGTCTCCTAGAGAACTGCCTGGATATTTTTCTGATTGATCGTCATACTGAAATAACAAACAATTATATTTTTCTTTGTCGTGATAAAAAGAAATTCCGTCATAGTCCTGCAACTTGACATCCTTAGCTTGAATTTGATCGAGTTTCATCTGAAAGCCTCTAGCATTCTACATCAGTACTTCAAGGTTGTCAATAACATTTTTAATGTTTGCCTTTCGAACTCTTACCATAATCCATGCATTGTAAAATTCCTCTTTTTCTAGTACGCGACGATCAAATTGTTCTCTAGCTTCCAAATAACTACATTCCGCTTTAGATTTGCATAGATGTAATATTTCTCTTCTGAATTTGTCTTTTCCATATAGCTTAACATCCTCAATCAATTCAGAATTAGATCCATAATAATCTTGCCAATCCGACAATACTTTAAATCGTTTTTTCTTTCCTTTAACTTGTTTAGTTTTAGAAAAATAAAAAAACTTTTTGCCTATGTATTTTTTATTGTTTACCTCGTTGTGAATGAGGTAAACATATCCACAAAATTTATCGCAATCGTCGGATGTGAATTCTTTTCCGTTATATGTCCATTCTAATTTTGCCATTCCTCATTCTCATCGAAGTCATCATCGTCTATATATTCGTCAACGACTTCCTCGATTTGGCTTCCGCAGAATGGACAATGCTGCGGATATTCATCCGAAGCTAACTCTGTAATGTAGGTGACGTTATAAGTAGATTCACATTCACTACAGTCACCTGAAATTGTTTTTTCTTGCATGGTATTCTCCGTTAAGTTTATAAATTTAACCAAAATCAACCTCGCACACCCCACCAGCACATGCGGCTTGGTCGGTCAATGAGGTCTGATCATCCAATTCTTTTACTGCTTTGATATTGATCGAATGTAGATGTGTGATCAATTCATTGAAAGTTTCTTCCGTGCAATCCTCAAACGGAGCTTGAACATATGTTCCGCCGTCAAAAGGAAGAACACTGATTCCGTTATAATCATTTCTGTTTTCCCACATCCAGTCTCCACATGGTTTCCATTCATCATCTTTCAGTGAAATCGTGCATGAAACATTATGCGTGTTATTTCCACTAACATGACCAGGAAGAACCCACTCGACGGCAAATTTCTTAACTCTCTCCAGTAGATCCATATACGATTCAGTACGAACAATCGCACCTGCTGGAGCTTTCTGTGGAAATGACATTACTGCCTCTAGGTGAGGTTTGAATTTACAGTCCTCAATCAGCATAGGGAAATTATTAACCATGTATGAATATAGTGCTTCGTTTTTACCTACGCGCATTCTTCTAATGTAATACTCAGCATGCCACGCGTGAATTCCTGATGAGCTTCCTACAACAAGGCTTGTGGTTCCGCTAGGCTTAACACAAGTTGACCTTGCGCAAGGATTTACACCGATCAACTTAGAAACTCGTGCGTTTTCTGCCAGAACAGCATGTGCCGCCGCGGTTAGATCGCAATTGAGTACGGCTCCTGATGCAATGCCTGTCTGACCAACTCCCACCAGTGCTTCAGATTCAGTGGTTTCTTTCCAGATTGGACGTAGATAATGAAAATCTGTGTATCCCGCCTGTAGCGTTCCTATGAAAGCGGCCGCTTTGGATCGAGCAATCAAATCATCTTGATCTACAATGTCTGATACATTAATTTCAGTTAGGTTGCAGAATTGATTTGGTTTGAGTGCAATCTCACAGCAAGGATTGGTTCCCATCTCGATGTCGTTGGTCCAATAAATTCCAGGTTCACCTGCACCAGACGCTTTCACTCTCTCCCAGATATCTTTAAATTCTTCCTCAGTGACATCTCCACGCGGAAGAACTGCTGAATTATTTGCTCGACCTCGCTGAGGATTTAGTTCCCACCACGCTCCAGATTTGCATGATAGCATATCATAGTCGAATCTACTGAATAGCGAAATAAGAGCGGCTCGGCGAATACCACCGGATAGGACCGCATCTGCGATATGACACATCATATCATGAACTTCAATTGGTTTTAGTTTGCGTCCAACTGCTTTATTCAAAATGCTTCGAAGCTGATCTAGACAAATTCGAAGAGGATCCGGACCTGGAGCTTTTCCTCCAGAGGTTATCAGTCGGGCTCCTTTGGGTCGAATGTCTCTAAAATCGAACACTGGCTCAGACTTTCCGTTGAAGTATGCTTCAACTAGAACCTTGACTGCATCTGCCCAGCCTTCAATGCTATCTCCGACAAGAAATCTCCTACTCTTAGATTTAACGCCATGTACAATAGGAATTTGATCAACGTGATGAGTTTGAACTGAATATCCAACTCCAGTTCCTCCTAATAGGAGGAACATCATTTCACTAAATGAATCGATATGATCAGCGGGCAAGTAGCAGCAATTATAGATTCGATTATTTGATAGTTCGATGGGAGATCCACCAAACTGCATTGAACGCATTGACGGCAATACCTTTTTAGGTATAACGAAATTTTTATATACCGATTTAATCTCTTTAGCCAATGCAGGGTATTTACTGAGGTGCATTTGCATGTTTCGAGCTACGATCTCATCCCAAGTCTCTCTTCGACCAAGTTCAGGGTAGTATCTTGCGTATTTGTTAAAGACTGTAATGTCCGATAGAATAGATTGGGAAATGTCCATACTAATTATCCTTTAGTTTATTGTTGAGTAAATTCTTTTATCATTGGAAAAATAGGTTCAATCGCATCAGCGCAAGCAATTGCTACTTCACGATGTTCTTTTTGAGTCTCTTTGCCGCTTCGTAGTTCTATATAGTGAATCCATGAACGGATACTTCCATTCATGTATAATCTACTTGCAGTTAATCCTTCAGGTAAAACTGACCGGGCTTGTTCCTTTGCAATACCGTTAGAGATAGCCCATTCATATTCTCGTTTTGCTGCATATATGGCTCGTTGTTGAGCGCGATACCACTCATTTTGTAATAGTTGATCATCGACTTCTACACTATTTTGTCGATTTGATGCATCTTGTAATCGGGCTTCTCTTGTGAGAAAATCAAAGTCTTTTGTAGGATCGGCATATCGTTGTGAAAATTCTTGAAAACTAAAACTACGATGCCTAAGAATTTGTCGTGCAATATCTCGGGTAGTTTCAATCTCCAAACATGCATTGACCATTTCAAATGGACTCCAATGCTTGTGTTTAATAAGATATCTAACTAATTTTTCAGATGTTTCGATATTGTTTTGATTACCTGGATTTGAAACTCTAGCGGTATATGCTATTTGTTCTAAAATACTTTTATTATCCGAGCTTTGTGATGAAAATTCTAATTTAACTTTCGGTGCCTTCATCGTTTCCATATCCCCATATTTCATGTTTATATTCATCAGTCCATTTGTCATAATACTTCGATTTCTTCAATTTATTTCTAGCTTTTATTAACTCATCTTTTGGTTGAGCTAATATTATAGGATATTTTTTATTTCCTGTTTCCACACCATTGATCATTCCCGGATTGTCTGGATGATCTTTTAAGAAAATTAAACTGGGATAGTTTTTCTGCAAAGAAGTAATGATATCAATTAAATCGCTATCCGTCAAGTTCTTCTCTAAATTATAGAACAGAATAATTTCATAATCCGAGGATGATTCGATGAATCTGGAAATATAATCGTTACACTCATATCCAATATATCCTATTAGGATTCCATCATTCTCTTGCGCTTTTCTTGCAAACGGACATATGTTGAATCCATCCAATTCAGGATGAAATTTCGACAACCTATCAATCCATTCAGTTAAATCTTTTTCCAATTAACTAACTCCATATTTGCGCGTAATCCCGAAAATGTGTTACTATCTATAATAGATAGAATTTCACTTTCTGTCATATCGTTTAAAATCATATCATTAATATCTTTATATTTCACACTATCAGGCCACATACAAACTGAGAAATTATTTGCAATTGCATTTCGCATGTTTTTAACGATGTCTTTGTTTCTGGGTTCATTGTCAAAAATTAATACTACACTATCCTTTTTATTAACTTTAGATAGATTGGCATCTGCTGTAGCGATACAATTTGGAATAAACATACTATCGATAGGACCTTCCACGACATAGACTTTTTTACTCCAATCGACCCTATCTAATCCATAAATCTTATCGGATTCTTCATCAATTTTAATTGTAATATATCTCATATCAGAATTACCCAATGCTCTACCCTGTATTGCAATTAGATTTTTTTTCTCATCATAAAATGGTATAATAAGCCTAGAATCATTATTCATCAATCTCTCGTTATCGATTCCCAAGTCACCTATAAATGATTGAAAATTGGGACAAAAATATAACTGTGAGTGAAATTCATGGGGAATCTTACGCATATTAACGTAAGCTTTAGCGAAATGATCTTCCGGTAATTGTTCAATCGATTCTAAATTTATATTTGTTCGAAACACAGGTTTTACCGATAATACATCGAGATTGGGAGCCGAATCGACTTTCTTCGATACCCCACTATCCATGTACCGTTCGATTGAATACTCTCTTGCCAATCCAGAATCTATTGATTGTAGAAAGTTATAGAAGGTAGTTGATAGCCCGCAATTATGACAAATATAGAAGTATTTGTTTTTTTTGGCATAAACAAATCCTCGGCATTTGGATTTGTTTTTCTGTGAGTCTCCACATGAAGGA